TATAGATTTTCCGTTTGGTTTGTCGATGATGATTAATCAGAAAACATATGTTGAACATCAGTTTATTGTAGGTCAAGCTAGTTTCCTTGGAAATTTGGCAACAAATATGTATAACGAGATGAATTCGATATTTGCTTCTTCAACTGCAACTACTACGGCAGCTAGTGCTGCTGATTGTAATCCTGCAGGGTGGATCTTAGGCGAAACTAGGTTACATAGATGTTTGGCGTTTTTATTTGTACCTGATTCTAGACGTGTTAGTGATTCTATGGTGTCTTTGTATAATGGTGTATTAAGAAAATGGCCTTTAGGGTATGTAACTGATTTTTGGGCTATTATGGGAACTACGTCTACGACTTCTCTTGAATTGTTTAATGCTGTAATTCCACCGGGTATTCCGGGTGCAGGAAGTGAACTTACTTTGGATTTAACTGGATCTATTGATTATATTTTGTATGCTACATCAGGGCCTTTTATTAGTGGTAATGCTACTTCTACAGAGACTTTTTATGATATTACATCTCGTTATTGGAGAATATTTATTTATTTGGCAGCTTTTCTTTATATATTAAGACGTATTTTAGGCGCTGATATTATACCAACTATTGGCGGTGGAGGTGGTGGTAATGTGCTTTCTTATCGGGAGAAAAGAAAGATTAATAAATCGTTAAAAAAACCAACTGAAGGTATAATACATTGATATGATTATATTATTATTATTTAATTTTTTAATAGCAGTATTATCTATTATATTTGGTTTTTTTGGTGATGCTTATATTAGAGATTTGCCGGTAATAGGGTCGGTTGTTGCTTCGTCTTTAGAAATGGCTGTAATGATGTTTAATTCTTTTGCTTATACGTTTCCGTATGTGACGCCAGTATTTCAGACATTTTTATATATAATATTGCCGTTTGAAGTATCAGTAAAGTTAATTAAATTTTTCTTAGGTAATAGAAGTCCTGTAAATACAAATTAAATGTATTTTATATTTCAAGTTTTAGTATTTAGTAGTATGGGTTATTTTTATTCGTATATTGGAATTCCATATGCTTTTTTAGTTTTTTTGGTTATTTGTATGTTTTTATTAGATGTTACTGGTATAGAAAATTATTTATATAAAAAATTATGCAAATAGGAAAAGAGGTATTAATGCAAGATCTTATAGATGTTTTTGCTGCTACTGAGGGTAGTATTAATATGTATTATGGGAAAATTGGTAATGGAAAAACTTATGCAGCGACAAGTGATATTATTGATTCTTTAAAAAGGGGTGTTGTAGTATATTGTAATTGGCATGTAAATGTAGAAGATTTTGATGATAGAAAGGCATTTTGGCCTTTGTTATTTAATACTGTTTTGTTTTGGCGTAAACGTTTTTATTTTATTCCTTGTTTTCAGAATCTTCATTATTTTGATCCTGAGAATTTTGATTCCACTTCGTCTCTTGTTGAGTGGTTGAGTCAATTGAATGATTGTGAGATTTATTTTGATGAAGGACAGGACATGTTTGATTCATATGAAGGTACAAGGTTCGCCAAATCAAAGAGACGTTTAATACTTCATACGAGACATTACCATCGTGTTTTAAATATAATTTCGCAACGTCCAACGGCGATTCAAGTATCGGCTCGCGGTAACGTGAACAGATTTTACAAATGCGTAAAGTTAGCTTCTTGGCCTTGGATTCGTTTTGCTCGTTATGAGTTTCAGGATATGTCTGGTGAGACTGTTGATGAAACTGCGGATCCTGTGAGTGTGAAGACATATTGGGGTTCTAATAAAGTGTTTAAAGCTTATAATACTGATTATTTAGCACAAGGTATACCTAAGTCACAAAATGTTTTTTTTAAAGCATATGATTTGAATTTTAAAGATAAATTACAAGCTTGGAAATTTTTATTTTTACATTATTATTCCAAATTTAGATTGGTAACGAATTACTTGTCTAAATCTTCTTAGAACTTCTTTTCCGCCTTTTTCTTCATTTCTTAGGCAATATTCTGTCCAATTACAGTATTTGCATGCAAGAATTACTAAAGGAGTAGGTTTGTATCTAATATGATAAGCCACTAAGTAGTTGGGTGGCGAAATTTTGAGGCCGCAAATAACACAAATATCTTGACTTATTTTGTTTTTTGTGTTCATTTTTCTTCTCTTTGTATAAGGTAAAATATAGTCGTGCTTTTTTTGCGCTTCGCTTTTTTGGAAGCTTGCTTAAAAAGCTACTCCTTATTTTACTGTTTTTATAGCAAAAAATCAAGTGGATAAACACCTGTGGATATGTGGATAACTTTTCACTTCTACGGCTAATAATATGATATTATGTATTCATGAAAAACATCGTTTTTGGAATGATTTTAGGAGTTTCAATTATTGGAGTTTCTTCTTTCATTCAGGCTCAAGAAATTATAAATGATAGTGAGGCTCAAATTGAGGTTTTAAGACCTGTGTTTGGTGAGAGTTTGAGAGATAAGTTAACCGAAAAGGTTATGGCAAGCTCTACTTTAGATCTTGTTGAGGCGACGAAAGTAGCGTATCAGAAAGAAGATAGTTTTTTGTTAGGTGAAAAGTTAGATGAAATAATCGAGCAATTACGTATTATTAATCTCACCTTAAATAAAAAATAATGTCTTCTTGCGCAATATATTATGACGCTGAACAGGAAATCCTTTATATGGATGATTCTGGTCATGATAATGGTGGCATAGGTAGTCAGTCTTGGGCTATTTATGAAACTTCGGGAGATGGTGTACAAGGAACTCTTAAAATGGATTCAGGAGACGCAGGTGGTATAGATAACTTTGATTTCAGTAATGTTGTAACGTATCATAATTTTTTACCTGATCATTTTCCGATATCTTATGTGCAAGTTGATAATAGTGGTGTTGGTGCTTACGAAGGTTGGGTTAATTTTCGCGTATGGACAAGTCCAGCGTATACAAATACGCGTAATTGTTATACACAAATATCTGTGTATGAGGCTACTTCTACTCCGCCGACAGGTACTACAACATGGACAGTGGCTTCTACTACTCAAGAACAGGGTTTAAATTCTATTGCTTTAGGATTGGGTATAATAATAGTTATAATGTCAGTAGCTTTAACAGCGTTTCTTTGGAATATGTTATATAAAAAACCATGGCTTTAATTCTTATTTATTATTTTGTGTATTTAATACCTTCTATTGTAATAGCGCTTTTGCTATTTAGTTTTATATATATATTAGGTAGGAAGATTATTATGATCGTTAACGGAGGAAGAATATGATCAGTCAGGATATATTAATGATGTATATATTTGCGCCAATTGTAGGGCTTTTTATATATATGATGATTAAGTTATTTTCACGTAAACGGTGGTAAGTCTTCTCTCTCGCCTCATTGATTAATTCAACCTTTGAGGTTAGAGAGAAGGCTTGTCATTGATCCGTTAGGATCAGGGTAAGTCAAAGGTCGGGTATTAGTTCAAACCTACATATGAATACATTAATTAAAATTAAATTATGCCTACACTGAATGCGACGACTACAGCTGTTTTTGACGCTATCGGCTTAGTACCTCAAGATATTTATAATGTCTTTACAGGACTAATTGGAACAGCAGTATCGTTTGGTTTGTGGTTGGTTCAAGTTGCTTGGCCTTTCTGGCTGGGTATTGGCTTTATATATCTTATATATCGTCTTGCTCAGAAATTTACTGGATTGGGCAGGTAATAAACGTAAAAACCCCCTATACAGGGAGTTATACGGCATGAAAGCATAATTATTATACTATGAAGCGATATTTATACAAACACTTTTTCTTAAGCGGAGCGATCACCGCACTAGCTTTGCTATGCGGTATAATATTAAGCCCGCAAAAAGTGTTTGCTGATACTTCTATTTCTTTGGCTACTTCTAGTGATGAAATAATTATAAATAATTCATCTTTTAATCGTGTTTATTGTGCTTTGCAAGTATCAGGATCTGCTGTTGTAGTATCTTCACCTCAAAGATATCTTTCTTCTTGTCATTTTGGAACACCGTCTAATGATTTGGGATATACTTTTATCTCTGAAGGTATTGTAGATGGAGTTTATACTATGCGTTTTTTTGATTCTGGTAATGAATCTGGACCATTTGATGATTTTATTATTGTAGTATCGTCTGGTTTGGTATCGCAGATAATTTCTTCTTCTTCTGAAACTCGCATTATTTCTATGTTACCAGCAAATGGTACGACTACGGCGTCTGGTCAACCTGTTTATTTTGAGCTTAATGGATATATTAATCCTGATGATTGGGGAAAATTTATAAAAGTTAGAATTGATTTTAGGAATTTAGATTTGAATACTATATCTGCGACGTTAACTTTTGGTCAATTTACGTTTAATCAGAATGAATTTTATTCTGATTTGGCTACTAGTAGTGGTTATTTTACTGTAGCTTCTACAACTAATTTAGCAGATGGTAATTATCGTGTGGAAGCAACTTTGTGGAATGCTATAGATTTTCCGTTTGGTTTGTCGATGATGATTAATCAGAAAACATATGTTGAACATCAGTTTATTGTAGGTCAAGCTAGTTTCCTTGGAAATTTGGCAACAAATATGTATAACGAGATG